CTCATGAGAGACCCTGTCGGAAGCTTCACTCAGATCGAGTGTCGCTAGTTCGCCTTTCGACGAACCCTCTTTGGCCAGACGTTGGTTAGGCGTCTGATCATCGAGGCCAATGAAGTCGTTAAGAAAAGAATCCTTAACGGCTTCCTGGAATAGTCGCAAGATAGCCTGCTGCGAGTACATCATCGCAGTGGGTTCAATTGCAATTATTCTAGGGGTCTTCATCGTCTTAGGAACTGAGATAACCCTCACGGGCCTCTCAGATCCGGGTTCGAGGAAGTCAACCTTGTCTAGCTCCTCCCAATGGGAGTAGCTAGGTAGAACCATTTCCACGAAAGGGAAATAGTTCTCAAGGCGCACGGGCCATTCGGTTTGGCGGAACTTTTGATTCCCGACAAGGGAATCGGCAGTTGCGCCTGGACCGTGTTTCGGACGAAGACAGCCGTCATAGACTTGTTTGTCCATGACACTGAACATCGAGCCGAAAAGGAGCGTCGACAGGTGGAAGAAACGATCATGATTCCTCCTCCCGTTGAGTTCCTTGACTTCCTGCTCACACTCAACGAACTCTCGAAAAGCCCTTCTCTCTCGAGAGGGCTTACAGTCGAGTAGAATCTTGCCAAAGATCAAAGTCAATTGTCTTATGGCTCGAATCGCATCGACTGAGGGTTCATCGAGTAGAACGCCAGTACGGCGGTCGAAGATGAGACGAGAGAAACCCGACAGAAATGCCGGGAGACTCCCGTTTTTCTTAAAAGAAAGAAAAACGGCGTCGTCCACCCTTCCTTGCTCAAGACAGTATTCAAAGTCTTTTGCAAAGTTGGGGAGAGTTATCGTAAGAAACGATAACCCCTCCTTCTTAGACCGCTCCGCGACAAGTTCTTTGTCGCGGTGGGCGCTAGTGCAACATCCCATCGCCAAGTCATCAGCGATGGTATTCCAGAGCACCATTAGGCTTTTCACGTAACCTCCTGATAGAGGAAAAACGTCCTAAGCCGATGGTTTCACTCCCTGAGCTAGATGCCAGTAGGTATCTGCCGAAGGTGGGTTAGCTTTCGCCACCCACAAGCTTCGACAGAATGGCATCAGTCGACGCACTCCATGTGCCCTTGAGGCCATTGAAGAGCGCCTTCTGCTCCGCGGCGGAGAACTGCCCCGCATTCGGGATGTCGAACACCACGTACGCAGACATGCTGCGAGGTGACGTCGTTCCCGTGATGAGGGTAGAACCCGCGTTGTCGGCGTAGTCCAGCCGAAGGGACCTGCGGATCCTGCGTCCGTACTGATGTGACGCAGAGACCTTCAGGAGACTGCCCGGGAAGACCGACAGCGGTCCAGCTTGATAGACCGACGCAAAACCCTGCTGTGAAACGCGGGGAAGTGTGACGGCCGTCGAGTTGAACGCTGTGGTCGGATCCAGGGTAATCGGATCAGTGAACATCGACGTGCTCCTTTGCGTTGGTGTGCAGTGATCTACCTAGCAACTCTGGTGATACCAAGAGCTGCAACAATGGCCTGCTGCATGGATGACAATCCATCCCAGCTAAGGCCAAAACCAAAGGGGTTCGCCTGTATCCTCTTCTTCACTGTTGTGCGAAGAGCAACAGGGGATACACCTGGATAGGGAGGAGCAAATCGCTCCGGGTGCAAAACTACACCCTTCCTATTTCCAGCGGTATAAGTGTCCGTGATGGTAGTTGTTTCCATCACGTAACCATACCGGAGAACCGTGCCGTAACTGATCAGATTCTGCAGGTTCTTTACGTAGGAACCTGCGTTGCTGATCCAGTCCACGGCCCAGGACCATGGCGTGAGTTGCCACAACGTATTCAGGTCAGGCTCAGCTCCGAAGAGCTTTGCCATCAGCAATCTCCTGTCATGCTTAGAGTGGGTGTCAAACCACTTAGGCAAATGATAGGTGAAAGCACCATCGAACCAAATTTCGCGTTCGATGACCCTAGTGCGTATGGTCTCATAGCATGGGAAAGCCTCAGCAACCTGAAGAGGAATCTCAC